AGGATTTCTTCTTTTGAGATACCCTTCTCAAGTTTTTCTTTTATAATGGTTCTAACAAATACTTCCAAACCTGTGGTTTCATCGTTGAACACACTTGGAAGGTCTTTTACTCTATTCTTCTGATGATATTTAACAATGTATGCCATAATAACTTCTCTTATATGTTTCCTAAACGAATTAGGAAAGGTATAAAAGAAGCTACACAATTGTAGCTTCTAATATTATTTATTAGTCATTCTTTGCCTTGGCAATATAGAGACTTAAATCAACAGCATCATCACGCAATTGCTTAAATTCCATAATACCGGCCTTAGAAACATTGACCTTGAAATTACCAACAGGAAGAAGTGAGAAACCAGTAGCAGGAGTTACCAATTCAAAATCTTCAGTTACGGCTTCGTCAAGTTTGTAATCTTCCGCATAGGTATCACCAGTCTTTGTTGTGAACAAAGTCAATGTCAATGTATCACCAGAGAACGCATACTTCATTCTATCCGCACCAATTAGCTTCAAACGAGCATTAATGGTTTTCTGCTGTTCTTCAGTCAAATTGACAATAGCATCAACAGATGGGAATTTAACCTTAGAGAAGGTTGGTTTAGTGATAACATCTTCATTAGCCAATCTATGCTTCAAATTAGCATTTCTCAATGAACTCTTGATATGAAGAACAACGGATTCTTCGCACTGGTCATTGTTATATTCAATGCTCATTTCAGGCACTTCGTTCAACTTTGGATCTGTGTTTGGATTGTTGAACACATTGTAATAACTAACCAAACGGTTGAAGTCAATTACTGATAGAGAATTACTCTCAAAATCAAAGTATTCCTTTGGTGCTTCCAAGAAATAAACTACTGATTTATCCGCAGCAATAGCCTTGACGGAAAGTGTATCGGCATCATCTTCCTTCTTCTTGAAAATTAGCTGTGGGTTAATAGCAGCCAATTCGCTCATAAGTTCAATGAATCCGGTTGTTATATTTCATTTCTTTAATCATTTTGTTTCATCCTTTTTGTTTTAATTTTGTTTTAAACAAATATAGTAATTTAAAAATTGATGTGATATATTTTTAATTTTTAGGAACTTCTATTCACAATAAACTGAACGAATAACTAGCTTCATTTTGTGCCCATATTTAGTTTGTATGGTTTTCATAGCTTCGTTTATATTTACTGCTTTTACTACTTCATTCTTTTCCGTCAACGATTCAGACCATATATTATCCAAATAACTAATTAGGAAAATGTAAGTATTACTCTGATTCTCCATACTCTAAATCCTTCATTTGCTTGAAGATTTCTTTATAGATTTCAGTCATTTGTTGCTGATATGGTCTATAATCTTCGCAATCAAGCTTCTTTAAGATTTCTTGTTCACGTTCATCATCGTTTGTTTGGACTTTCATATACTTCTTAAGTGCTGCAATTTTCTTCGCCTTGCTCAAGCGAGTTTTTAGCAACTTAAAAATTTTGTCATCCAATTTGTCTATATCACGTCGTATTTTGTTCATAACGTTCCTTCACCTTTTGAAGAATACAAAGCACATATTCCAATGTTTGAACAGTATTCTTAATAACATCCCATTTAATAGGGTTTGTATCAGTAGTCCTAAATTTCCAATAAGAAATTTGTGCTTTAGTCATTATTATTTCTTTTTCTATTTCTTCCATCATATTTTTCCTGTAGAGCCAAAACCACCTCTATCTTTGTCAACCATTTTTCCTTCAACGAACTTAAGATCAGGTTGTTTCTCCATTATACGAAATTGACAAATACGTTCGCCCTTCTTGATAGATACATCTTGTTCAAGTGCAATGGCTGGAAAATACCACCAATCACCAGGTCCACAGTAACTATTATCTATTACACCTTGATGATTTGCTTGGATTATACCATACTTAGAGTATGTTGAACTTCTAGGAACAATATGGGCCTCATATCCATCTGGGAGTTTCATAGCAACACCCAAATGAATGAGTTTATATTCTCCCTTCTTCAGTTCATAATCGTGAGCAGCACGAAGATCAATCCAGTCACCCTTCTCAATCTTCTTCAATCGTTCTATTGTATCATTTAGATATTGAACTGTAATCGTTTTAGCCATTATTACTCTACAAGAATATCAAAATTTTCAGTCTTCAAGTATTTCTTTGCAGTTTCAACAACCTTCTCAAATGTCATTTTTTTATAAGCATTACCAACCTGGACCTTGCCCTTGTTGAGAATCTTATCTACATTAGCATACTTAAAGATTTTATCGTGTTCTCTCGCAACTTCGATCTGACAAATTACATCATCATATCTCTTTTTCTTCAAGAACTTTTCTACATTATCAAAATACTTCGTGAATGCAGCCACCAACTTGTCCTTGTTTTCCTTGTCAGTAGTCGCACCAATAGTGGGATAAGCATAAGTAATGAATTTAATCATACCACTTCCAACACTATAAGTTAGATGTTGCTTTTCACGAATATCTTGAACCATTGGAGATTCCAAACCATTAGCAAGCATATTCAATGCGATAGCAACGGCAGGATAATCACTCTTACTGATAGCCTTCTTACCAATCAAATTGACATCGCACTTTTGATTTTCAGGAGTTGGCTCTAATGGGAGCTTCCAATTCTTTTTATACTTTGGTTTCATTGGTGGCACAATGTATTCTTCCACCATTGGAACCTTAGAGAAATCAGTTTTTGTCGGACCAACTTCTACAATCTTTGCAGGTTTCTTCATAAACTTGTTGTAGAATTTAGTCATGTCCTTAAATGTGAAATTCTCAATATCTTCCTTCTTACCAATTGGGCTGTAGTAACCATACTTCTCACGAAGAGTATTTTCTGCATTAGCTGGTTCATTGAAAGAATCTCCATACTCCTGGAGAACTACTTGCTTTTCTGCTTCAAATTCTTCTTCAGGAATATTGATGCCACCAGTAATCTTTTGAACAAGTCTACGCTTCCATTCGGGTGTGAAATACTTATCCATACCAGTGAAATAAACCTTCACGATGTCGCCACTAGTAATTGCGTTCCATTCAACATTGTATTTTGTCAATTCCGAATATTCATCTTTGAAAGTTTTACACAACAAGTGTTCCATTAAATGAGAACAGCCCTTCTGTCCTTCTTGGTCAAACAATCCACCCAAATTATAGGCAATTGTAAGGTTAGTCATCTTGATACTTGTTTTTGTGTAATAGTAAGCCATTATTAGGTCTCCTTAGTTGTTTTCATAGTGTTAATAAAATCTGTTGTTTTATCCAGGAACGCACCGAGTCCTTCTCCAATTACAAAATTGTAAAACTCTCTTGCATCAAATGGTTGTTGTTCCCAGTCTTCAATTATATTCTTTACCTGGAACTTATATTCTTCAGGAATACATCTAAACGAAATTAGTTTAGTATTTCTATCAAATGATTCTTGTAACATATTGAGTGATAACCATTCATTCAATCCCTGAGAATAAATTTTTGCAAAGGTTTTTGTTCCAACACCTTTCTTCAATGATGGGATGTTATCACCTCTATCACCCAAAACGATTTTCTCCATTAGAGCTGCTTCAGGATTTAGAACTTCAATGTATTGTTCCTTAATCGGATCCCATTGATTAAAATTCTTGTATGCGTGAAGTTGGTAGAAGTCTTTGTCAGTTGAAACAAGGGTAATATCCCAATTAGGTTCGTTCATAACAGTTAGAGCAATCAGGTCATCTGCCTCCAAATGTGGGACTGTTAGGAACTGACAATTCTTCATACATTTTTCAAGACCAGCAATAAACTTTTCATTAGCCGGGAAGAAGGACCCAAAGTCAATAACAGACGATTCTCTTGCAGCTGCACGATTAGCCTTGTAATCGGGATAGATAGATTTACGCCAGTTTCCATCATACGATTCACGGCAGAAAATAATTCGGTCTGGTCTAAAAGAGCGAGCCAATTTTCTAATGCTCATTAGCATACCAATTTTGTATTCGGTATAACTAACATCAGTTGGATCAGGAATCTGAGCGAACAAATGTCGCATACTCAGATTATGTAAATCAACTAAAAGAACTTTCTCTTTTTCTGCTTCTTTTTGTTCGTCAATGAAATCTTCAATCATTCAAAATCCTTCTTTAGATCTTCTAATTTAGACATTTCTTTTCTAAGTATATCCGTAAAAGTATAGTTTACTATATGGTCTATTTGTTTCTCAGTCAAATTATAGTAATCTATATCAAAACCATCAATAGTACCTAGTAAAATTGTATCTTCGTCTAAACTTTCTTCATATTGTACAGTTATAGGTGTAGCATTATAAAAATACAGTTTATCATCATTGTTATTATAATACATCAATGTCAAATTAAAGGAGCGACCACTACTAACAATCAGTCTATCTTGAAGTTCATCAATTTCAAATGTAAACTGTGGGTATCTTAAAGTATATTTTCTTTGGAAGATTTTTAGTGCTTCAGCAAGTTTCATTAAAAATCCTTGTTTAGTTCATTTATTTTTTCAAGTTCTCTAAATTCTTTTATAAACTTCTCAACATCTTCACCACCAAGGAACTTGTATAACTTCATTAAATCACTACTATCTTTTATAGTGAACTTATGTGTATCATTTATTATAATATAAGTTGTATCTTGACAACAGATTGTTTCAGATTGAAAGAACAATTTGGTTTTTGGATTTTTGTCAACCCAACAAATATCAATAGACCCAATACCTTCTTTCCTATCTTTATACAAATACAAAGTCATAGACCTAATTTCATCTGAAATTTGTTTTGTAGTGAAGATTTTGCAGTCATTAGAAACTGAATACATTTTTATAATCATATAGTAAAATATATAAAAAATGGCAGCTATGTAAATACATAACTACCATTTTTATGTTAAAGGAGAACTTCGTTATTTCTTCAAGAATTCAGCAATATAGTTACTCAAATCAAGACATCTAAACACTTGCGGCATTGGATTGTCTTTATTTGGAATCTGGAATAACACCATTTCGCCAATTCGTATGGAAGTATATTTTTCAAGAATATACTTATAAAGTGACAATTGTAAACTGTACTCAGACGTATTGCAGTTTACAATATGATTAAATGGTTCCTTCATATAGTCAGACCATTGGTTACCAGTTTCAAACTTCTTACTTGTTTTCCAGTCAATAATAGAATAACAGTCTTTCTTTGTGTTATATGCAAGCATATCTATTGTTCCACATATACCATTTTCCTGGTCATATACAATAAATTCATTTGCTATTGGAACATAGATATTTTTCATTTTGTTGAAGATTTCTTTACAAACACCTTTACGATAATTAAAATCTTCTTCCATTTCAGGGAACTTTTCATTTAATCGTTTATCGAAGTTATAGTTCTTTTTCTGCCAGATATTCTCCATAACCAAATGACATTCAGTTCCGAAGTGAAGTAGCATACTCACTATTTCTATCCCATTGTGCAGTTAATTCTTCAACACTAATACCTTCTTTTTTCGCTTTCTTTGCTTTGATTACATCCCAATCAATTTCTGCTTCAAATTGTTTTATCCAACCAGTAGCAGATTGATATTTGGTTCCTTTGGAATCAGTATATTTGTGATCAGGTTCATTAAAACTTATATCATTAAATGCGTTCCAAAGTTCCATATGCACATCTGGTTTAATCATAAATTCACCTCAAAATATTAAAATACAAAATTATTTATAAACCAGTTTTATGAAATATTCAAACTGAGTTCAAAAATAATTTTCGTTACAACTTAAGAAAATTGTGTAGGGTTTCTACACAATTTCTAATTTTATTTTTTTGTTTTTGCTTTAGGGTTATTTTCAAATACCATTTTATATTGCCCAGGAGTATTTGCACCATCTCGTTTATACCATCTCATTCTAAATTTATTAAATTTATCATTTGGATTATTATAGAACTCAAGTACAGTACATTTAGTTCCTGTTTGTGGTATTAATTTAACCTTATTATATGTTAGTAATTCATCAAATTCAGGTTTCAAGTCTTCAAAATTCTTTTCAGTTATATTCCAAACTTCCATTGTTGGGTCTGGATACATCCAATTTATTATTGCTTTTGTTATATTTGTGTTAAATCTAGGATCAGAAGCAAGTTTTAATAACAATTTAAGATATGTATTTACAATATCTTGTGGTTTATCAGTATAAGTAACATCACCTTTCTTATTAATTGTACCAGAAATATACAATGTATTTTTACTAATAAATGGAGTTGGAGTTTTTGTTTTTTTATCTGGTGAAATTATTTTAATTTCCGCACCAGGTATATTAAAACTTCTCAATAAAGATTCAAAGGATGGTTCACGGATTTTATGTGGACCTGATTTCAAACTAATTTTAATATCTTTTTCTTTTCTAGTTTTATTATCACGCTGAGTAACAACAAGTATATCTTCAGTAGAACCTTCACCACCGGCTGCCATAGTATCTAATCCAGTATATTTAACATTAACTACAGTTTCATTCTTTGTGTTATATGTTTCAAGAATCTTTTGTAATGTTTTTACACCAACACCAAATGCTTCTATTCTCTTTTTATAAGTATCAGTATAGTCAAAATTATATACATTATTTAATGTTTGTACATCACAACCAATATCAGTAAATTTAACTTTTAATATATCTTTTTTAATTGTTTCAAATGTTGTTTTAGAACTTGGTGTTTGGAAATATTTATTTAATTTTGCAAAATTATTAGTAAGATTCTTTTTACAATATATTTCAAACAAAATACAAGGAGTAATTTCTCTAAGTTTTGTATTAACAGCACTATCAGATCTAGCAGAACCAGTCAATTCAAATTCTACCAAAATGGACTTATTTAATTTAGCATCATAGAACTCAATTCCACCAGCTGAAGAAAATACAGTTGTTGCTTTTAGTTTTGGATCTTGCTTTTCTATACCTTCAATTGTTTGGTCATCTCTTTTTATAGAACGGATGTATATGGACTCAGGATTTATATCCATATCATCCATATTATCTTTATATATTTCTATATTATTGTTTGCACTTAATTTTGCAATTATACTATCATACAATTTTTTTCTATCATTTGGTCCGCTAACAATAACACCAAAACATTGTGAATCCTTATTAACAGTAAATCTTAAAATTGAACCGCTCTTTCCATATGATAATATCATATCATTGTTAGATTTTTTCTCAATATTACGAAGTATTTTCATTATTTTTGTACTATACTTATCATCGTCTGTTACAGGTTGACCTGTTTTATCAGCAGAAGCTTCATCAAGAAGTATTTTATTTTCATTTATCCACTCTGTAAATGTTCCAATCATTATTCTATCTCCTTTAGCCAGTTACTCATTGTATCATCGTGTTTTGCTTTAAATTCTTTAAATCGTGTGCTTGTAATTTTTACCAAACTACCGTCTTTAAATTTGAATACCAATCCTTCGTAATCAGGTCCCCATTTGCCCTTGTAATCTTTGAGTTGAGAATCTATTGCATTATTTAGAATACCTTGTTGATTTTCAATCAAACCCTTAAGATTTTTCTTAACGAATAAATCTTCCCTCTTTCTTGAAGGATTATTTAGAATTGTTGCGAAGTCACCAAACTCATTTTCTAGTTCTTTTAAATTTTTCTTAATTTCAGTTAGAGCTGGTTTCACATTCAATTTGATTTCAAAATTTTCAAGTTCAGCATCATCATACTTAATTTCTTTACCTGATGCCTGTTTAAGTAATTGAGTTTCAGGACCATTATCAAACAAAATTATAGTAGCAAATGTTCCTAATTTCTTTCTATCATAGCGACTTCCTACGAATGTAACAAATCCATCTTTATCTTCGTAGCCAAGAGCAGACAAGAATACTTCACCAGATATTTTGAAAGCACCTTTTTCTTCATAGATAGTTTTCAAAGCATCCTGAGTTTTCTCATCATTTTTTAGAACATTATATAAATTAGACCAAGCACGGGCAATTCTATTTACACCGCCATTCTTTTCAATGCTTCTTTGTAAGAATGTATCGCCACTAAAAATTGGGCCTGAATATGCTTGTTCAATGAAAAATTCTTCATTATCGTCTAAACCAAATCTAAATGCGGCGCCATCTGATTTCTCAGTTATACTAATGTTTTTTCCATTTATTAAAATTCCCTTGTCTTCGTCAATCAACTTTACAAGGTCAATGAAATCTAATGGTGGAAGTTCTTGAACATTACCTGGGTTATACAAATGTTTGATACCAACTCTCTTTGTGGCTTCCATAGCTTCATTCATATATTTCTCATAGAATGACTCTTGAATTACCCCATTAAGTGTAGCATATTTTCTACACATATCAAACATTTCGTCTGAATAACCTGTCAACTTACGAAATTCTTTTCTTTTATTATTTCTAATTAGTTCACGAACCTTTGTTCCAGACACATTATATTCGCCACGGTCTTTACAAACTATGATTTCATATTTACCGCGTTCATCACTTGGCAATTCTTCTTTTCTTCGTTTGCTAAATGGAATTGTATCGGCGCCATATTGTTCTGCTCTATCAGGACCACAAACAACTACAATTCTATTGTTAGGATACTGTTCTGCGACGTCATTTAAATTACCCAAGAAGAAAGGATATTTTCCTAAATGAGCATCAAGAATATCATAACCTAATTCTAAACAACCTTCTTTGGCAATCTCAAGTTTTTGAAGTGGAGTAAACATATTTCTATCATTGTCAATCGTTTCTTTTTTATTTGGAGATACGATAACGAACTTGTTTATTCCATTTTTCTTTGCTTCTTCAAGTAATCTAGCATGACCGTATTTACCTGTAAAAGGAGAAAAACAACCATAGATAACTGCCAATGGTTCACAGGTTTTGTCAAACCAGTAATTCTTAACTTCGACAGGTTCGCCAAAATTTGCTTTCTTCGTGGATTTAATTGTAATTGTTCCTAATGGCATAAAAATCCTTCAATTAAAAATCAGATGGGAAAGTAGCTTTCGCCCAATCCAAGAAACCATATTCTTCCAAAGCAGCAAGTGCCTTGTCCTTATACTTACCATTTATTAGTTTCTTCCAATTAGCAGGACCACTAACAGCTCTCATTTGAACTTTGATTTTTCCATTATTAAGTTTGGAATAAGTACGAATAGTTCTAACTGTTTCAGGAGCAAAGTCCCAACCGAGTTGAGCCATAAAACGGAAGGCTCTCAATAATTCTGCAGGGTCTTTACCAGCAGAAATTTTTTCATTAGCAGCTTTCGTGAAACGAATTTGTTTTGCTTTAATATCTCTCATTCCACCTGTTGGGTCAAAGAACTCACCAGTAAGAACATCCTTCAAGATTGCATTACAAGTCAAATCTCTACATTGTAGATTTTCTTCAACACTATCGCCAGGATTTAGACAAGCTAATTCAAACAAGTCACCATTAACCCAAATACGAGCAAGTCTTGAATTACCTGTTCTAGCAACTTCACACTTTTCAAATAATGGTTCAATATCATTGACATCACAATTTGTCAATAAATCTATATCATTACAAGGTCTACCTAAAATTTCATCTCTAACTGCACCACCACTAATCCATACTTGTGCAGGTTTACCATCATTACCGACCTCAACATTATCCACAATCGTTTGTGCGATATAGAGCATATTTTCTTCGGACCCGGCGACCTCATTAGCCTCACCAATTAGTTTACCCATTACACGATTTTTATTGTCCTTGAACATATTGACAATATCTTTAACAGTTGTTTTATATTCATCTCTTCTCTTTAATTTTAATGATTCTCCAAGCAACATCATATTAGTGTACTTGTCAAAAGATAACGATTCGTCCTTGTTATAAACGAATGGGAATACTTCCTTGAACTTTTTGAAGATAGCACCAAGGACAGTTTCATCCTGTGTAATTGCCAACAAATCATCATAGAAGAACTGATAGGTTCGTTGAATTTGCTTCTCATTTAAGTATTTTTTCATTAGAGAAAGAACACCTACAAAAGAATACATTTTCTGCTTTTCGGCTGGTGTAGGTTTCTTACCAAACATTTCTTCAAAAGCAACATTCAAATCACGATTAAATGTAGACTGACTGGTTGGAATTTCTCTAAATGCAGGTTTTCCTTCATAAGATACAGGATTACCATTTTCATCTTTGACCTGATTATATTTTACTCTTGAACCAAGAGGGCCAAAGATTTTATAAGAAATTTCATCACTCTTTTGTGACTTTGTTGGAATGTCTTTTTTGTTTTGGAATAGAACACCTGGGACAGCATAAATTGCTTTATAAATTGAAGGCAATAATCTTTGTTTTGCAAGACCCTTAATTCCTTCTTTCAAATCGTCCCAGTCGGAATTTCTAATATAGACATCAAGTTCGTCAATATCACCATTATCATTATATGCAACAAACTCAAAATCTATCTGGATATTTGTAGCAATAGGGTTGTATTTCTTTGGGGCTTTGAACACATTAAAGAAGTCCATACCAATTTGTGTTCCCAATAAAGTGAAACCATTGAAATCAGTACCTATATTATTTTCAAGGAATTCTTTTACTTGTTCTTTCTTTTTCTTATCTACCTGGACATCAATATCGCCCAATTTAGGTTTTACGGCAGTATATTCTTTTTTAGATTTAGTGAAGAATGTATAACCAGAGCCAGAGAAAATTTTGGCACCTGTGATTAATTCGGTATTAGGGAACAGTGGTTCACCATAGGTTCCAGCAAAATTCTTGTTGAAATCTAATACAAGTTTAATAATATCTTTTTTAAAGGATTCATATTGTTCGTCAGTAAATTCTTTGATATTGACTTTACTGGCAATTTCACCACTTTTTGTTTTTGCGTTACCACCCTCAAATAAATTCATTCCATACTCCGTCATCGTTTATGTTTATAGTATTTATTACAAGTTCGGAGATGTGGACTGGTCTGTACCATGCTTCCCAACAAACATTGTTTTGGATAGCACCATTTTTGAATGTGGAGGTCTTATTTTCTAAATGAGTATGGCCGTGGATATAGTAATCTGCTTTATGGGTATCTAATAAACTTGGCTTATCGTTAAAACCATAATGCTGACAAAGATAAACCTTATCCTTGTATTTAAATTCCAAGAATGGAATCATATTGTTAAAGGTCTTTCTAATCAAACCATCGTGATTTCCTTCTACCCAAATCAATCCCTTGTTGTTTAATTTGGCATAAAAATCCTTGGCATTTTTACCAATATCTTGCATTTTACCACCCCAAGTAAAGTCACCTAAAAAGATTACTACATCATTTTTCGTGATATATTTGTTCCATTGAGTGATAATATCTTCATTCATTTCTTCAATAGTTTTGTACTTTCTTGTTCTTTCAAAATGATTTTCATAACCAGTACAAAGTTTTGTATGGTTAAAATGAGTATCACTTACAAAAAATACATTTTCATTTGATAAGTCTAGCATAAATTTAGTCCTTTAAAAAGGGTGGATTTTATCATCCACCCAATATAGAAATTATTTAGTTATTCGTTAATAATAGTTTATTTTACGAACTTCTTTATCTCTTTATCAGATTTAATGATATAAAGGCCAGGAACCAATGTTAGATACGATATTGCATCGTCAATGGTATATCCACTAACACCGCCGATTAAAGTCCCTCTAATATCAAATACTGTGTAATGCTGGAGTTTCTGCATTTGTGGTTGAACCACACTGATAAGTGGTTGGCAAGCATCTGCATCTGGGTGAGCATCGCAATCTATTGAAGGACCACCACAACTTGCATCACCTGGGGCACAATCGGTCAATACAAATTCAAAGTTGTCAATGTCAATATAACCCTTGGCTACTTCCAATGTCAAAATTTGTTCGCCCTTAGCATCAAATTTAATTGTGCCGCGAGTTGTTCCAAATATATCCCAAGAAACACCAGTGTATGTCAAAGTATCAGACACAACCTTGTCACCAATCTTAAAGACAAGAGCACCTTCACCAGCAGCAGCAACAGTTGCCTTTACAACCATTTCACCAGTTGCAGGAACCTTGATAGTGTATTCAAAATAGTTGCCAGTTGGGTTACAACCAATAACTAGACCACCATTCTTTTCACCGATACTAACAGTTGTTCCTTCACGATATGTTGTATTCCAAGTTCCATCGCACGAACCACCAGCAGAATAGGAAGCATTACTTGTTCCATCTTCATTTTTACCCTTACCAGGAATATCAAAATCTTCTGCTTCAATTTTAGTAGTCAAATCAAATGCAGAACCCTTGAAAGGTTTTTGAGGTTCAGGTTCAACAGTAGTACCACCTAACAAACCAGTAGTATTTTGAGATTTATCCTTGTTACTTGCGAAGTATTGTTTCAACCAAGTCATAGCGGGTCTATCATTACCATTCTTAATGATACCAGAATTACCATTGGTAGTCCAAGTAGAACCGTAGATATATCCCCAAATTGTAATACCAGCAATATGTTCATATTCCATAAAGAAAGAAATTTGTTGTGAATAACAATTCTTCTGGTCATTGTCATCATCAGATGCAATATCATATTCACTAATTAACAAAGGAATTTGTGTCTTTGTCCAAATTTCTTCAATAGTGGACTTCAATGTATTGATGTTCAAACAAGAACCACCTGCACCAGTACCGTTGTTGCCACCACCGGACACCTGCATATCGTGGGCCTGAAGACCATAAGCATCAACTGGTGCCCCGTTCTTCTTGATGGTTTGGATTAGTTGAATACCTTCATTCTTTTGCCACTGAACTGTGTTATAGTCATTGTAAATCAAAACAGCATTCGGCCATCTTTTTCTTGCTTCTTTGAAAGCATTAGTTACGAATGTGTAATCTCCATTATTGTCGCCACCCATAGCCTGAATTATTTTTGTATTTGGATAGTTAGAATGGTATTGGTTATTACCAGTTCTAATAGCCTCATTTACAACGTCAATCATATCAAGATCTGGAAATTCCTTCTTGACAGCATCAAACCAGTCCATAATTGCGTTCTTTGTATCATCTACACTCAATTGTTCAAGCCAGTTAGGATACTGAGAACCCCAAAGTAAAGCATGGAATTTGAACAGGCCACCATTATCCTGTGCCCATTTCCAGGCTCTCTTACAACCACTGAAATCTCTTTGTCCGCGGCTACGTTCAATTGATCCCCACTTACATTCGTTTTCAGCAGTAATTTGGTTCCAGTACTGACCAAAGTCAGAGCGAACTTGGCCGTTAGTTGTGATATTGCCAAGGAACTTTGCAGCACCATCGGCGAGACCAGGACCTGCAAAACAGGTACAAGTCGCCATAATTAATGCAATTATGATTTTTTTCATTTATGTTCTCCTTTTATATTAAAATGTATCTATTTTATATATTATACAAAAAAGCACCCATTTATCAATGGATGCTCATTATAAAATGTTTTATTTAGAACTTAGTGTAATTGAATCTGCTTTACGAAGTTCAAATTCTTACCTGTAGCACGAATTACATACACACCAGGCTTGAATGAATCAAACTTCAATGTAGTTTTATCTGTGCTAACTACACTCTTACCAGTCAGATCAAATACTTCAATCTTTGTAGCACCGGTAGCAACAATCATATCGTCATTGATGGTAATGTCCTTCTTAACATTGGACTCTGGAATGGCATTAGGACCGACTGAGCATTGGCCGAGAGAACCAACCTGCTTAATTAAGAAGTCACCAGTTGTTCCACCAACATCTTCAAACTTCAATTTGATGGCTGCAGTTGAGCCAAGTGCTGTTTCAATAGGAATGGTTTTACCCCAACCTGTTCCCTGTTTGAACTTAGCCCAAGCAAAATCGGTAGCAGTAAGAGAACCAGCTTTTGCTACAGTAGCCTTGTAGTTGTTATATACAGTAACCGTGGCTTCATCTTCAACACCTAATTCAATACCAAAACCAAGGGTAGATTGATAAGTCAAGCAAATGCCATTCCAAGCAGTAATATCTACACCTTCTTGACCTTCACTCCAAACGTTGAATCCAATGCCAGCGTATGGATAATCGCAACCAGCACCCAAACTGATAGATGCCTTAATGCCACCATAAGCTTCGATTAGAGGTCCAAAGAAGTTTGAATAGGCATTTTCTTCTACATCTGCTGGGAATGTGAAAGCAGAAGAACCGCCATCGTTAGCATCGTTGTAATCATACCAGTAACCGGCTGTTTCTTCATCTGAACCAGTTTCAACCTTACCCTCGGTATCAGTATTACCATCCCATAAGAATGTGGTGGCTACTGGGCCTTGAGCAAGAGCAAAACCAGCTATTGTTAATAATGTGATGAATAACTGTTTCATATTTTATCTCCTTGTAATTGGTTAAACTATATGGTATTTATTAAGTGAAATCTTTTTCTATATCCCACTCTTTATTTTTAATAGCACAAATTTTTTCTAGTTTAATGTAATCAGTTAATGCCTCGTCAAACATAGTCTTTGCTTTTTCTTTTGTCAAATCTTTAATGTCATAATATTCTGTATGGTCTATAATCGTAATAAACACATCACCAAATGAATTGGGTATATCCAGTTTAAAAGTTTTAAATTTATCTAAATACAATTTTTCTTTATTAAAAAGAATTAAACCTTTCACAACTTTTTTTGTATTATATGATACACTGTACATGTCCTCCCATATTCCCTTATGTCTACGAGCGGCCACATTTTGTAAACACTTTACATTTGGATTTATATTTTTAAATAAATCAAGAAGTTCTTTTTCGGTCATAGTTTGAACCATTCCTTTTCAAGTCTTTTCATCTGAGTATCAAATTTCTTATCTGCCCAACTAGGTCTAATGCGAGAGAAAGTATCATAGTCGCCACCACAATGCTGGAAGAAAGCACCCAATCCAAAAACTGCATTATGTCTTTCTCCTGGTTGTGCTGCCTCCATTTTTCTTTTCACATATTCCAATGCTTTAGTCAAATCACCAGTATATTGAGTTTTGAATACTTGTGATTTATATTCTCTATTTCTTTTTTCGTTCTCCAAAAACTGTTGACAGTTTTCATACGCAAATGTAAAAGAAGTTATGTTATCCATACTAAACAATTCTCCTTCGTGGATGTTGTAGTAATATGGAGAAGTTTTATCTTTTACTGCGGGTACCTTGAAAAATTGTGATTTTACGAAACTAGCCTTATCTACATGAGTAAAATAATTTATCAACAATGTATATGGACTATAAATTGCTTCTGCAGTTTTACAAAATAGTCTGTCAATTTCATATTCTTTGTCAAGGAACAATAGTACACGAAACTTACTATTTGTTCCATTGTAAGAATAACTGGTGTGTAGATAGTATTTGAAACCTCTAAATCTATCTTCAAATTCCTGATAAGAATATCCAGCATCGTCATAGTCTAAAATAAGGATATTTGTTTTATCCATATTGTCATTACAACGAATATCTCCTTTCACAGTGCAAAACTTCCATTGTGGGATATTATCTTTATTCGGACAGGTTATAGGTTCTTTAATACATTTTACAATATTATTCATAACACCTTCGGTCAATTCCAAAGGCACCATCTTATTATCAAATTGACTTTTTATATTTTGTACTTGCATTATTCTTTTTGTTCTTTTTCTTCTTGTTTTGCTTCAAGAATACCATTCTTAACTGCTTTCTTCATTAGCACATACCACAGCCAATAGAAGAATACAATTAAACCTGCATAAACTATTAAACCAATTATTCCTTCCATTTTATGCTCCTTGTAGTTTAGTCATAAATTCATCAGCTGGTGGATTAGTTTGTAATTTAATATATGTATCTACAGCATCATCCACCTTTGCAATAAGTTCGTCTAACTTATCCTTTTCTTGAGGGATACCAATTGCGTGTTCGTGCCCACCGCCCTTACCAACTATCTTTGCTACTTCTACCAAATTAATTCCACTATCATCGGCACTACGGACAGACAAGAATCCATTACGATAGATAATTGCCCATTTGTAACCATCGGCCTTCAATGCATCAGATACTTCCGAAATAAATTTCTCTGAGTAGCAGAACACACCACCATTCTTAAGTTCTGATATTTCCAAGTTATCATAATACTTCTTAAATTCTTTTTGTTTGCGAACCAAGAAGGCCTTTTCTGCTTTGCTCAATTCCAAATCACCACTGTAGAATCTATTGATAAACCAACTGAATCCCATATCCCAATAGAGTGAATTGAAATGCTTGCTGCGTGGGTCCTTCAACAAATACAAATCAAAGTCATTTACTATCTCAACAAGTTCTGCCAGATGCTTTAAACAATCATCGTGGTTGAAGTAAGTAAATGCAAGTTTCGCACCACAATGTCCTGGGCAAACATAGATAAATTCTCTAGGGTTATTATTCTTAACTGCACTTTCGTGGTGGTCTAAAACAAGAACTGGTTTGCCAAATGCTCTAATTTCAGTTAGATTACTTGGGCAAATGTCTGTAAAAATTACTGCATCAAATTGATCTTTGTATTTAATCATTTTCTGCAGTATAGTGTTTTCAGTATTGTAGTTAGCCTGTTCAGTTATAACATCGTCAAAGTAGTTACGAATGACGATATTGGCGGCTGCCCCATCCATATCACAGTGAGTAAAGTTTAGAACTTTAAGTTTAGTATTGTGCCAGTAATTCATAGTGTTCCTTTCTTTTAAATATACGAAAATCCACCATTGTTGTCAATAGTGGATTTATTAAAATCGTTTATTTCTAAACTTCGATAATTATTACATATTAGAAAGTTTGCTAAAGAAATCATCACTATCAGTAACTTCTTCTTCAACACTCTCCGTATTTGGTGTAAATGAAGCATCATCAGGAACGGAAGTAGTCGCAGCGGCAACTGTAGATGTTGTGTTTACAACACCATTACCGAAGGACAAACCCTCGTCGGCACCAAGTGGTGAACCGTTCTTCTTCAAGTAAGAATCCAAAATACCCTGGTAATCACGAACATCACTTTCCTTGTGTTCGCAATCTGCAAGAGTATAGAGTTGAGCTTCAATGGCATCAATCTCTTCGTCAGTCAATGGAACATACTTCTTGGTTGTTCTATCCCATTTGTTAATGGGCTTTTGAGCACCGAAAGCAGATGCATCATTCTTGACGAATTTGCCTGCCTGGGTTCCCTTGAAAATGAAGTTTGCACCATTCTTCCAATCAAAGGGGTTGAAACCTTTAATTATGCCTTCTTCAGGATCTTCGTGGTCTGTCATAGCCTTAGAAATCAATCCCATTACGAGGGACTTATATTCAAAGCGGAATACCTTTCCTTCGGTTTCGGGAGCATTGTCATTACGGACAATCAAAACATTGGAAACATAATTTGGCTTGAACTTACCAAGTGTCTTTGTTTTGGCTTCTTCCTTAGGATACTTCTTCCACATGGCTCTGTTATAATCACAAATTGGACATGGCTTGCCGAACTTGCTCAAACAATCACAACCAAACCAAGTACCATTCTTGAGCTGGAACATGTGGTTCCTGTTCTCAATGAAAGGTGCAATTTCATCTGGATGTGAAGGAAGGAAACGCATTACAACTTCATAAGTGCCATCTTTGATGACAGGTGTGAAAGCGTTTTCTACTTTGTAAGATTTCTTTTCGGTTCCACCTGCTTGACCAGCAGAAGCAATCTGTGTAAAATAACCTTGGAAATCACGTTTAATTGGCATATATTTTATCTCCTATTTTGTTCACCATTTAGTTTAATACAAATTTAAAAAATTATTCAATCGTCAATCAAAATTTTCATTTTTCATAACTTTGAATCCAACAAAACTATTGTATTGAACCAAATGATAGTTTGTTAATTTTTGTACATATTGTGTCTAATGACCTTCATATATTGTATAAATTTGTGATAATCTTCGTCAGCAATCTTTTTCTCATCAATTTCAAATTTGTGGTTGTGCCACGCAATTACGAAATGAATTAGATTAATTTCACCAGATTTTATCATTTCATACAAGATATTTTTTTGGTCTTCTCCGACTTTATATACATCAAGTTTTGTTTGTGTGAAATCAGCAAACACATCGTCTGTGTCTACCGAATTTTCAACTTTCTTTTTCAACAATTCAATTTGCTTTTGCATCTCAAATTGTGTATAAAATTTATTTAATTCCTTTAATTTGTCAATACTATTGAGCGATTTTTGTGTTAGCAATTTGTTCTTCGCTATGTAATACCCAATGAATATTACACAAAATGCATCCAAAGAAAAATGTCCACTGTTAATCGCATTTGTTAAGGTCACGAAATTACTTGCTCCACTACTCCAATTTTGTGTAGCATTGAAGTAGTGTTCCGTAAAATATCTGAAATAGTTTGTTGTAAACTTCTTCACCACACCAGGTGTCGGATTCTCCAACAACTTCTTCAATTCACGATATAGAGCATACATTCCGTCAGTGGTTAGCATACTAATTCAAAAAATCTAATATTGACAATTCTTGTTTTACTGTTGGCTTGATTTTGAACTTCTCTTTCAATTCAGTAGTCAATGCTACATAGTTGAGTTCGTCTAAGCATTTTAGAGCCATTGGTGGTTCAAGATAATCTTCAACCAAAATTGAAAGTGCTTCTAAAATGTTTATCTCCTTATTCTTATGTAATTTTGAAAGTAAGATATTGAACTTGTTGAATGGTTCAGTATCGTTGTCAATCACAGGAATAAGGAATTTTGGAAGTTTAGTTGCTTCGTCAATGTCAGAGAAATCAAAACCATTATTTCTCATTATCTTAAAGAATTTATCCTTAGTGTTTTGACTATTTGATAAACCTTCACCATCTTCAATTAAACTATCAAAATTCATAGTTTCTCCTTAAAATACACTATTCAAACTTGATAGGTCTTTTCCACTGGCTCCAGCTGTGTTAGTTCCTGTTATGGAATCAAATGGATTACCACCTATCTTTTGAATATCTATCGTTTTGTTGTCTATTACATTTTGTGTTCTAGCAGCAACAGATGCACCAGAATTCAAATCATAAATTTTCTGCTTTTCAACATCTACACCAATCGTTACAATCTGACCTCTTTGGTTTCCATAACGAGTTTTCAATAGTTGAACAGTATACATTTTTTGATCTTTCATTTCGGGTGTTTGAGTAACAGCAAACACAGCATCGGCCTTCATATTTTGACCGAAAGAGTCAGCAGCATCGCTCAAAGAAATTTCAGCTGTACCATAACCACCTCTGTTTGTTTGAGAAGCAGAAATGACAGGGAAACCATATTTCATACCCAATGCTCTAACCTGTTGTGCTTGTAGAGTTAACTGTGTATTAGAGTTCATATTACTCAAATTTACTTTTCCATTAGGAATCATACACCCAATATAATCTACAATCAAAACATCTGGCACAAATTTCTTTTTATCCTTCAAATCCTTAATTAGTGCTTCTATTTGTAGAGCATTAACTGTACCTTCAGGATATTCTTTGATTACCAGTTTGTCGCCACCAGCAATCTTTTTCGCATTTGAAAATGCTTTTCCGAAATCTTCTCTACTCATAATTTTGTATTGCTGTTGAGTAATGTTAAACATATTCTGGGCAATACGAGTAGCAATTTTGTTTTCACTATCTTCAAATGTTACATATAATACACGCAATCCATTCAAAACGAAATTTGTTGCGAGTGAACACATAATTAAAGTTTTACCCACATTTGTACCACTCATAATGAGGTTCAAAGATTTTTCGTGGAAACCACCACCAATCAAATCATCAAGAGTTTTCAAACCACTCTTAAAAATAATTTCTTTGGTATTAGCATCCTCATACAATCTTTGGGCCTCACTGAAGAAATCAAAACCAATATTATCGTCAAATGTAAATGCTTCAGCTTCTGCCACATTATCAGTAAAAGAATCATTTTGTGGGGCTGTGCCAGCTGCATATTTTTGAATATTCCCACTAATGTTTAATAATAACTTCTTTCTAACAAATTCTTCAATCTCACCAATCAAATATGGTGTATTTACTTCTTCATCAGCAATAGCAAAAGCATCATCTAAAACTTTAAGTGTTCTTTCATCAGTAATCATTCTCTTTAATTCAATCGCATTAGGAAGATTACTGTATTTTGTATTGAACTCAATTATTTTATTAACAATAGCCTTAGTATCGTATTCGCTAAACCATTTATCAGACAATTCAGGTAAAACCTTAGAACAAATTGACTGGTTTGAATATAATGCTTTAATAATTACTTTTTCAAAATCTTGATTTATCATACGTACCAAATATAAAAATATAATTTAACCAATACAAACAAATTATGTTTTTTAGAACTTATAAAAAATAAAGTAATGGGTATGCCACTAACCTCCAACTGGCATATCCCACTACCCATTTATATTATTCTTCGTCTTCGTCAGCGTCAGCTATTGGGGCTTTCCCATTAATCATAGCCAATACATTTTCGGAAGAAGAAATCAATTCTTGGTCTTCAAATGCAAATTTAGCTTCAACGAAGTGGCGGAAGTTTTCAGTTTGGTAAATAGGAATCCAAAATTCCTTGTTATATAATTCTTCTTCCTTCCACATTTTGGTTGGTTCGCCAGTAGATTTATCCACATCAAAATTGGTGCGAGAATAATAACCTGGCTTTGGTTTGTAGACTTCGCCACATTCAACGGCTTCATCCAACAATCCATAGTAAGGGGAAACACCACCATTATGTAAAATCAAATATTTAGTTTTTACGAATTCCTTAGCAGCTCTACCCTTCTTTACACTAGCAGTAATAATCTTTCCGAGAATATTACCTTCTTTATCCTTATCTTTTGCAGCACTAGAAGCGAGCATAATAGCATCAGAGTTAAAGAAAATTCTCTTACCACCAGGAATAGCGAAAGCATCACCATACATTTGTAATGAAGCATAGACGTGGTTCAAAACAAGTGTAGTGAAATTACAAGCAAGAAGAACATTAGCCAATTCGTTCTTGAAACGAGCAGTGCTACCCATATCAGCAGCAGAACTAGCTTCTTCAGCCTTTTCCATAACCTGTTCAGTTACGAGAGGGCCCCAAGAGTCAATGAGAACGAAAACATTTCTTGCTTCTTCACGGGTCAATCCCTTACCCAATTTAGCGAGAATTTGTTTAACCTCAGGAATTCTATTGGTGTTAAATACACCGACATCATCCATATTAACGCCGAGTGAAGATAATACTTCATAATTCGTTGCGTTTTCTGTATCTACAATGAAACAATCCATACCAGAATCATAAGCAGATTTTAGAACAGAGTAACCAATCATAGATTTACCCCAACCGGAGTCGGCACAAATCATACTAATGGAACCTTTCTTAATTCCGGCCCTGGATTTTACCACTTAACAACAAATTAACTGAAATGCAATTTGTTGATAACCATTCGTCTGCCTTGTGTTCAGTTGACAAGACATCCAAGAAGGCCTTTTCCTTCTTCATTTTTGCTAACAATTTATTAGCCATCTTTTTATCTCCTATTTTTTATCGTTTACCTCCATTGGTGAGCTTTCATCGTTATCCTGCTGACACCAATTCGGACATTTAAAATATAGTAATTTATTTATAATAGATTAATTTATTTGTATTTTTTAAACTTCATTTAATTATTATATTGAATTTTTAA